TCTATATCGTATGCGTCTTTTATGACACAGTTTAAATTTTCATTTATGTTCTCCACAATAGTTAATACCTTTTGTACCTCATCAGGGTGTACATCTATCACCATAGAATCATGCACTGTGTTGACTAAGCAAGACTGTAATGGCTCTAGCAACTTTTCAAACTCTAGTAGCACCACAGGTACAATATCACCTGTAGCAAAACCTTGTACTGGATAGTTCTTAATCATAGTGAAGTGTGTCACACTACCGCTTTCTCTACGAGACACATCAGGGAATGCATACTGTCTACCACTTACGTTAGTTATCTTGAGAAACCTCATGGCTTCATCACCTAACTTCTTGTGCCACTTAGCTACACCCTTGTACTTCTTCGTAAAGTGTTCGTAGTATGCAGCTACAGCCTTTGGTCTACCATACCCTGTAGCCCCGAAGAGTGGGGCGAAAGTATGTTCTTTTGCTGCTTGCCTAGCTATAGGCTGCCCTGCATCACTGATAACCTTTGCCGTGTAGGAGTGTACATCAAATCCTGTTTCAATCTCCTGCATGGCTGTGCTGTCCTGTGAGAGGAATGCAGCAACTCGAAACTCCAACTGAGCAAAGTCACATTCCATAATCTGCCCACCTTCCCATCGTGATACAAACACACGCTTCACTGGGAATGTTCCTCCTCTTGGCATGTTTTGCATGTTGGGATTGCGCCCAGAAAATCTACCTGTACTGGTGACACTTTGGGTAAGGTTGACGTGAAGGAATCCGTTTGGCTTGGTGAATATATCGATGCCATCCACGAAGCTACTAAGGTAACTGCTGATAGCAGAGAGGCGCTTAAGATCAGAAAGAAAACTAACAGCAGACTCCATGCCGTTGCTTGTAGCGGTAGCCATAAGCATTTCAAGATTGTTCTTACTAGTACTAAAACCATTTGCGCTTACCCATTTCTTGCTTGGTGGATTGAACATAAGTCCTGCAGTTTCTTTTGTTTCTGACAGCCTGTAACCTTTTGCGTCACAGTCTTTGCATTTGTTTGGTATCTTATAAAACGTACCATCTTTTCTTTTCTTATATTTTTTACCTTCACCATTACAGGTAGAGCAAGTAGAAGCCTTGGTTTTTTTAATCACCCTAGTATTAGACGCTACTATTTTATGAAACTTATCTTTGCATTTGGAATGAGCTACAGCTTTGTAATCTCCACTATCGTCATAGTCAAACACCTTTACCCATTCAGATTTATCTAAAGGTTTCCTACTAAATATAACTTGAGATACTTGCTCAGGACTATTTAGATTTATAGGTGTGTCACCCATGAGTTCACGAGTCTTGCGCTGCAGTCTATCTTCTATATCTGCTTTCTCTTGTTCAAACTCATGCCTCACTTTTTGAAGGGTGGTTCTATCCACACGGATTCCTGACATGTACATTCGGGTAAGGGCTTTACATGTGCGGAAGGTAATGTCTCTGACTTTATGTAAGGACTCTGCCTCTGGCTTGGCGTAGTCTTGTTCCAAGGCAAAGAACAACTCACGAGTAATGTTGAGGTCACTCCTAAGATAAAAAAGAAGCTCTTGTAAAGGTATCTCATTGGTGTTGTATCCTTTCTTGTAATACTCTTTAAGAGTGTCTTGCTTCTGGTAGTTTAGTTGTCTTCGTTCAGCACAAGCTTCTAAACTTATAGCGTCTTTCTGTCCACGCAACAACAGGTACTCTGCCAACATCGTATCGTAGATGTCACCATCATACTTGAAGCCCGACTCCCACAGCCACATCAAGTCATGCTGTGCATTATGCATGATCAACAGTGTTGTATTGTCTAGTAGGATCTGAATGTTTCTAACTCTTGATCCACCTACATCCTGATCTTCATTGTGGTTCAGTGTAAACAAGTGTGTCTCATCTACGTTGTCTACGTTCTGCACACCTACTTGCACAAGCTCTAATCCAGGTTCAAACGGATCAAGTATGTTCTTGCCATCTCGTTTAGTGATTGTGTTCTCTACATCAAGTACAAGTCTCATGGTAAATACTGACTCCTATCTCCATCTAACTGACAAGTTATACGTCCATGCCAACCTCCCTTGAGCTTGTTCTTGTCAACATTGATGTGTCTTTCATTAGACTCTAGGTCTTCTTGCTCTTCACCTGCGAAGTCACCTTTGTTTATTTTGTTTCTTGCTATCAGTAACATCAGGTCTGCCTCTGCAGCAAGTCCAGTTTTACTACCTTCAATCATAGATTTATCTGGTGACGTTAATCCTTCTGCTGCAGCACTTAGTTGTGACATCCACATTATCACACAGTTGTATTGCTTTGCTATGTTCCTTGCGTGTATTGCTGCATCCTTAAGATACAGATCTGTCCTATCTCCCTTACCTGTGGCAAACTTACTACCCATATCAAGTACTACAATGTCAGGCTCATAGGCTCTGATCACTGCCTCTGCCCACTCCATGTCTTTACCTGAGCTATCTTTAATAAATATATTTTTATCTACTAAGTCATAACGTGTAGCAGCTAAGACCATATTAGTTTGTACTTCACTAACACTCATACTTGTAGCGGCATTCAGATACCTAGCACCTACACGATGGGATGCTTCTTCGTTACACAGTATAACACACTTAGCACCCTGATGAGCAAAGCCATTTGGGGCAGCTATAGTACTGGCATGAAAGCTAGTCTTACCTGTGTTAGGACGTGCAGCTACAACAACAAAGTGACCAGGACTTATGCCTTCTACGTAACGTCCCAGTGATGGTATGTTCCACTTCCATTTAGATTGTTGGTCATTTAGTTTTAGTAATGTCTCTATACTTGTATCATCCCAATCGATGTTAAGCTTAGGTAGAAAGTTATCCTCATAATCACTGAGTATACTACGCAAAGGTTCTAGCCCAGAGCGTGAACCGTTTACGTAATCAAAACCTATGTTAGCAATCTCTTCACCTACAACTTGTTGGAATAACTTAGACAGTACATCCGTAGCTATATCTTTAGACAGTGGTTTCTCTCTGCCTACCTTATGAAACAAATCATTAAAGACTTGCTTGTTAGCTGTGGTCATACTGCTGTTGTTAGCTAAGAACAAAGCCTCTAACTCAGATGGTGTTAGACTCTTGTCGTATGTTTCCATAGCATAGTCTAGAGTCTGCTTTATCTTACGCACATCTTTGGTAAAGATCTTATCAGGACATCGTATACCCTTATGATCGTCATAGAAATCTTTATCCATCATGGTGCGGATTAAAGCTAGTTCCATCATGTGTGTCTCCTCTCTTTTAGTTTCAACTGTAAGAAGCCGCTATTTGCTTCTGTCTTTTTCTATCTTGTATTTCCTTTTGTAGATGTGCACAATCCTCCTCTATGGATTTACGCACACGACTGTTTAAGTTTTTAGATTTTAATTTATTTTCAAACTTATTTAGTTGTTCCTCTAGCTCTCTAATCAAAACTTATATCCTTGTTATAAACTCTATCTAACTCTTCATCAAATTTTTTGTCTGACTCGTATCTCTTACATGCCTCTAGCACCTCGTCTACCGTCAAGTCAACGTAGACTTTACCTAGTGGTACACGTTTATCTATTATAGCTGTTTTATTCATAAGCCCTCCTGTACTTCTTTGGGAAGTTCTCTGTGTTCATCCCTTTGTTAACTTGCTCTGCTGCCCACGAGTAGTTCACGTTAAAGTGTCTCGCTGCATCAGCTATACTCTTGAAGTCTTTGCCGTGTAACCGACAGGCTCTACCCCTCTGCTGTTGCGTTGGCTCTACCTTGATACGGATATGGCATGGTACGTTCTTTGGTTGCATTACTTGTCTCCTATATTTCTTGGTGCATATACTTCACCGTTGTACTGGCTACCTGTTTCATTATCTACTCCGAAGTTAAAGTATGCTAGTATAACTAGCAATGCCATTATCCAGTAGAAGGTAACCTTAACCCACTTGATAAATGCTTCGTATGTTTGCTTTGCTTCTAACTCTGCTGCTTCTCTTGGTTGCATTAAACTATCTCCTCTAGTTTCTTAATGTCTGCATCTACTTTATACTTAATATCATCATAGAGTCTTAACGCTATAGTCTCTAACCCTGTGTAAGCCTCTATCTCTCTCTTATATTGTAGTGTCTTGTATGCTGCGTCAGGGTCTAACGCTACAATAACTTTATAGAAATTATCTAGGTGTTGCATATCTGCCACATTAAATGACGTACCAAGTATAGCTAAACCTGTTAGACCAGGAAATAGTTTAGCTGCTACAGTTGCACTGATAACATCCTCTACTAATATAACTACACCAGTGGGCTTACCTACAACACGAGTAAAGACTGTAGGTGTTTTGTCGTAGCGTAACCACTTGACTTGGCTTGCGTATGATATGCTTCTACCTATCGCTCCTACGAGCCTACCCTTCTCATAGATAGGAAAGACTACACGTTCATCTTTAACGTCGTACATCAAGTCTTCACCATACAAGCCCCATCTACCCATAAATCTTTCGTAGTCTCTATGTTCAACGGTGGGCTTAACTATGTACTCAGGATAAACAAAAGGTTCATACTCTGGTTCTGGCTCCTCGTATCTGGGGTCTAGCTTACGTTGTATTTCTTCTGCTGTCATACCTAATGATACCACTCCTTTAGTTGTACAGTCTAGCTTGTAACAATTGTAGAGCAGTGCACTACCATCACGCCTAGCAGTAAATGTATTCTTACCTTTGCATTGAGGACAGTCACCTCGATGTGTAACATCCTCTTTTAAATCAAGGTCTTGCAAGTAGTTCTTAATGTTTACCATATAAGTCTTTCCTCCAATGTTTCTCTTCAAATGTTACTCTGGCATGGCAGTTAGCGCATAAGATTTCACATTTACCCATCTCTTCTTTGAGCCTAATTTTAGATTTACTGTGTCTTCCAAACCCCATCTTTCCTACTTCATTTCCTATCTGGAAACTTTTTTCATCTGGATTCTTGTGGTGAAAATGTAAAGAGGCATGATGCTCCTTAAAGCCACAGCGTTTACACCCCTTCATTAATTTAAACCTACGTAATATTTTTATACCACGCTGATACCTTTTCTTAGACCTGTCTCTCCATATTTTTCTTTGTACTTCCTGAGACATCTTACTTCTACCCACTTTGTTTATCCCTTCTTTTTTCTAGTGCATTGCTTGCGCCACTGAATGTGTTGACTAGATATGGCTTAACTGAATCAGGATTCTTGTGTCCTGTTACTTGCATCAACTCAAGAGTCTGAACACCTGCCTCTACCATCTCAGTGATTGCAGTCCTACGTAGATCCATAGCTGTCAGTTTCTTTGGTAGTCCTGCAGCTTCCTTGACTTCATTGATTGCATCATCGATGTGGTCTATTGGATAAGGTACATACGCCCCTGCCACTGGTGTAGTCTTGGGTGCTACGTAGTCTTGAAATCCAAAGTCCTGACTCTGTTGCCTGAGCATAGAAAGTAGATCATCAGGTATAGGTAGGTGCACATCAGCACCACGTTTACTTTGTGTTAAATCAACACGTTGTTCGTTGAAGTTAATGTTGTCCCAAGTCAGGGTACGCATATCTCCGACACGTTGTGCCCACTCGTATGCCATGTGTACAATCAATCCAATGCTACGCCACTTGAAGTTACCATATGCTGTATCAAGAAACGCTACAACCTGGTCACGAGTCCACTTGACCTTGCGTGGCTTAGTGCTCTTCGTCTTGATCAAACGCACTGGATCATTGTCCATTACGTCTAGCCTCATGCTGTACTTCCATGCCGTAGACAATACAGCCTTGCGGTAGTTAGCTGTACGTACACCTGACACAAGCCACTTCTCGTAAGCTAAGTTTGTGTGCCTAGCTTTGATGCTACGCACTGTGTAGTTACCTAAGAGCCTACCCTCTACGTTAGTCTTAAGTATTATGTCCAAGTGTTTCTCGTAGTCTTTCTGTGACTTAGCACTTAAGCTACGGAAGTTATTACTGTGTAAGTAAAACTTCACTATCTCAGATAGCTTTGATGTATGCTTTGGTATGTCTACCACTTTCTCCTCACTTTCCAATATACCCACGCTTCTAGACAATGCCCTTTGCCTATCAGCATGTCAATGAAATAAACTACGTTAGGCTTTCCCTCTTTCTGCCACTGGTGATTTCTTGCGCTGAACGTCTGATTGTTTTGGCCTCCCAGTATTACGTTTATCAGGACGCTTAGTGCTATCAGTATCCGCTTTAGGTAGATCGCCAAGCCTATCAGTAATGTCATCATGTGGATCATCTTTCGGATCGATATCATCATCTGTCATAGCACACCTATGTGCACCAAGAATATGTAGATGAAAGGCCAAAGAATAAATAAAGACCAAAGGTAACTAAAAAAGGGGTTCATTGTTTTCATCCAATACATCACGCCTAAAATAATTTGTGTTACTTCTCCAAGGTAATTCTATATCGTTTACTCCATCGTCCTCATGCGACTTAGGTAATAAACCCATAGCTTCCATATGGCTCAATAAACTAACTGGCAATTGAGGTATCTCCATATTTGGCAGACTTTCTATAAATTTCTTTGTCTTCATCTGTCTCTCCAAAACACTCCTTGATATAAACAAATTCGTTCTTATCATATAGATCTTTTAAATACAATATATCCTTACGGCTATCACTTGAATGATAAGCAAACATTTTCTTTGTTGCCTTACTGTATATGTCTAATGCGTAGTACATAACTGCTCCTATGTATTGACGTACTGACGTGTATTTATAGTGTATTCAATACCTATATCATAGTCGGGAGTGTTAGAATACAACTCTGCTAGTGCATCCACTGTAACCTTTAGATTATTAATAAGTTCATCTTCGTGATTTGGGAAAGAACCGTCTATAGAAACTGGTATTACTGTTATTATTTCTTTCCAGTGTTTCCATTTGTGATTCTCTGGTGCATCATCTGGATTTAGTAACTCACTGTGTCTTTCATAAACGTGTATCACTGCATCGTGCCATTCACCTACTTTTACTTTATATGTTTTATCCTCTATCATTTCTTCCTCCTATTTTTAACAAAATGTTCTACTATTCTTTTGTTTGTGCATATGACAAGAACATAACCATCCTTATCATATGCTACCCACTTCTTCTTGCGTTGCATTATTACTACTCTACCTTTAGCTCTAGGCACGCTAGTGTCTCACTCTTGTTTGATACAAGCACAGCAGCTTCACTCATTGCTGCAACGCATTCCTCTTGACTAGCGTATGTCTCAACGTGGTAGTACTTCACTGATTGAGAAGTCACTAGTAGTTGCATCCATACTAACGCCCAAACCATTACGCTGCTTCCTGTATTAGTACATAACGTGTATAGCGTTGGCCTGTTACTGGATGTACACTTTTCACACCATCAATGCGGTGACCTAGTTTACGTAGCTCACTGATACGAGCAGTGAATGATTGTATGCTGTAGTCAAGCAATGCCTCACGTTGTGTCAAACCTTTGGTTGCTTTGAGGTGGTTAATTATCTTTGAATATTGTGTAGTTTTAGCCATTGTCTGTCTCCTTTTCATTTAATTTGGCTTCTCTTATGCCTAGCATAATCTCTTCGCATATGTCCATCAATGTTCTAGTGGACTCTGGTGGTAAACTTATTGTTTCACCAGTGGCATCGTGTGTAAGAACGAGTCGGTTATTGTTCCACAATGTAGCTTGCCATCCGTAACCTAAACTTTCATTCTTTAATACTGTAGTGTAGCCATCATCTGATACGATTGCACCTTGTTTTGTCTTGTAGTTCATTGCTGTGTCTCCTTCTGTTTATCTGCAATGTCATGTACTCTATCCATGAATACAGCTAATGCCACATTAAAATCTGTAAGGCTACAGTTTTCCGCAACATCTCTAATATTATCCCAGAAATCATACTTGTGTGGTTTTCTTGCCACAGTTCCAGGATCTGGCTTGCTGTCTATAACTTCCTTAGCTGCATCATCTATTGCACCAGTGAATGTGTTAAGCCACTTGAGTAGGTTGGGCTTGTCCGTTGGTACTTCTACCATGTCAGCTTTAATCTTCTTAGCTTCAGCCTGGGTTCCTACCCATTCACCTTGCTTATTCATGTATAGTCTCATTTGTCTAGCATCCTCTGTAAATCTTCATCAGTTGTTTCTTTGACGTATACCCAATCGTATATGTGTTCATTTGTGCCTAGTCGTGGCTGAAAATATCCGACATCACCTATCTCACCCATGACAACCTTCGCTGCGTTGGATGCATCAATGCAACTGTAGCCTAGAAACTGTACAGCTTTACCGTTCTTATGATATGTCCTAACTTCCATTATTTGTACTTACCCTCACATCTAATCGCCAATTAAAACCTACCAAAGTTTTAGATGTTGCTAAACCTATATCTATTATGTGTTCTTGTATTACATCAGCAATTGTGTCTATTGTGTGACAGTCTAAGTCTTCTGCTGATATAACAATGTCTTTAAACTGTTGTTTTTTATAAGGCGTGTTCATTCTAGTATCTCCTCTAATTGATTGATAATCACATTGCCTTTACAGATTTTATCTACTGCTATGTGTCTTTCCTCTTCAGTGTTGAACGGAGACACAGCATCTA